CACCCGGCCCATCGCTGACTGGAGTTGCATCACCCGATCAGCATTCAGGCCGAGTTCGTCGAGCCGCGATTGCACGGGGTCGGCGACTACCTCAGAGGCGGCTGCATCGTCTTGCTCAGAGGAAGGGGCGTCTACCTCGGTAACCTCATCGGCTACCGGCGCATCCGCTACTTGCTCCGGGGAAAACTCCGCAGTGGCCTCTGCGTTTTCATTCTCTGGCGGCATAGTCTTTCTCCACCATTCCTTTCAAACTATACGGAATCCTTATTGATCACGCCACTTAGTACCGGGCACGGCGTGCCCGTGGTGCGCGACGTGTCTGACCAAACCGTTGCCGAATGCCAGACTCCACCTCCCCAAGCGATGTGTTGTATTCCGACGCGAGTTGGGAACCAAACGCGGCACGCTCATTCGGCGTCAGGGAACCCATCAATCCCGGCGTCGGCATCCGGAACCCAAACTCCAGCGGGGCGGGTCGCTGCCCAGCAAGGACATCGCGCGGCCCCGGCGGGAGGAACGCCCGCTTGCGTTCGACAATGCCCGCTTGGGTAAACATCGGCGGCACGGGGAAGTCGGGAATCGTGTAGTTGAACCCGGTCAGCGCGTTATACCCCTGCGCCGTCGGGTGAGGGTATCCATGCTCCGCACGTGGTAGGCGCCCAAACTGTGCTAACCGTGCCGCGCGTGGCGACATCTGGTTCATCGGGATGACCTTCAGTGGCGCGCCGGTGGGGTTGAGCACGAGTTCCGGGTTGGGCCGGCCGAACGAGGAATCTCCCGTAATCAGCGCCCGCGTTCCGCGCGTCTGCCCCCCGTATTGCAGTTCAGGGAGTTCTGCATCAAACCCCGAAAGCCCCTGGTCGCGCAGTCTCCGAAGTGTATCTGCATCAAAGCGGTTTCGAGCCCACGCTGCTGCTTCAGGTGTGCCGTATTGAGAAGGATCAAAGGGGTCGTCAAACATTCTTTCCGGGTCAGATATTTCTAGATCTGCGCCAGCACCATCTGGCTGAATCCAACCTGAACCCGGACCACCGGGCGTAATAACTCTGGGTGGAGGAGGGGATTCGTCAAACTCTGTTTCCGGGTCAGGTATTTCGTCGTCAATCGGCGGCTCGTCAATCGGCGGCTCGTCAATCGGCGGCTCGTCAATCGGCGGCGGACTCCACGGCGGTGGCATCTGTGGCAGCGGGGTGGAGACAGGCGGCGCCGCTCCCGGCGGGTAGATCCCAGCCGCTTGATCAGCGAGGAATGCCTGAATGTCGGCGAACTGCTGTGCCGATTGATTGAGCAGGTCCGCCTGGGTTGTCTGCGGCCACCACGGCGTCTCTCCCCGTGCCGTCGCCATGCCCCATCCCACATCGGCCGGGTTCCGCAGAAGCTCGGCCTGCTGCTGCGTCTGCTGCAACGCCAACTGACCGAACTGCGGGATCAACCCTGTGAGCTGCCCGAACTGCTCAGTACCCGCCCGGATGTTCGCCTGGCGCTGATCCTCAAGAAGTTGCCGTGCAAACCGGGACTCAAGCCCTGCCTGCGTAACGTCAAACTGGCGCACCGTTTCGGGGAATTCCTGCCCAAACTCCCACGCCCGTTGCCCCTCGGTCACCATGCTCGACCGCACCGACTCGGCCAGCTCTGCATTTCGTGCAGCCAGATTGCCGATATCCGCCGCCGACATCGTGTTGTGACGCGCCATCGAGTTGGCAAGTGAGCCCTTCTCGTACGCCGACATCTGAGTGAAGTTGCGGTCGGATTTCAACCAGGCGAGCGCGTCGACCGTGGGGACTTTGTAGGTGACCCCATCGATCGTGATGTCTACGAGATCGGCCTGCGTCAGGGCGTAATCGAGCGCCGTCTCTGTCCCTACCTGAAAGTCTTGGTCGCCGAGCGCGATCGTGTGCAGGGTTGGGGCAGCCTTATAAATATCGATCTTGCCACCACTCTCCCCCAGAACGGCATCCCGAATACCTTGGGAACCCTCGCCGCGAGCCAACGCAGCGCCGATCGCCGTTGTAAGCGATTCCAGTGTCACGTTTCCGTAATCAGTGAGAAGTTCTGGGTGGGCATTGAGGACCGCCTCGGTCGCTGCCGTGGCATCCTCCGTCTGCGAACCCGGAGGGAGGAACTCCGATACGTTGACCTTGTACACATCCCAGATCCGCTGGGAAACCTCTGCGGCATCACCACCCTGGTCGAAGGCGGCGTACACCAACGCCGACAATTCCGCCTGATTCGTCTTTTCCGACAGGCCTGGATTGCTAGCTAGGAGTCCCGCTGCATACGCCGATGCGGATGTTTGCTCCCGGCTCGGACCACTCGGACCCGCGGCGGCAGAAATGTCAACACCAGTCATGCTTTTGATCATCCGGGCAACTTCGGCGTGGTTCCCATCACGCCCAAAGACGCCCCGGATCAGCGTTTCGAGGTCTACAACGCCTGCATCGCCGACCCACCCCGCCACCTCGCCCATCTCCGCCGCCTGCCCACCTGTGGGCAGAAGGCCGGGAATCTGCGGGAATCGGTTGATGATGCCGGCCGCATAGTTCGCTGCGTCTTGCGGCGACGTTCCAGGCTCACCCGCCGTACCCGTAAGGAGGTCAAGCCAGCCCTCCAGATTGGACGACGTAGTACCCGTCGCGACCGTTTGAGTAAGGAGGGCGGGGAAATTCGCTATAGCTTTGGTTTCAGGACGTGCTATATAGAGGGCCTGCCGAAGCTTGGTAATCTCGGCTTCGTCCCATACGGTCGTGGCCTTCCAGTCGAACAACTCTTTGCCGGTCACCGGATCAAAAATGGCTCCGGCACCTGCGCCGCGTTGGACGTAATCGACTTGGTCGGGAACGGCTAGGGGGCTGTAATACCAGCCGTCTCCGTGACGGGCCTGGCATCTCGCGTCTTCATCTTGGATGCCGCCAACCTCGTCCGCGGGTGGCAAGAAGGTTTGCGGGTCTTTGGGTCGGTCACTTACGCAGGCTCCGGCCATCAGTTACTCCGTTCCCAATGTCCTATAGATCTCTTCGAGTTCTGGGCCAGTGAGATCGAGCAGGCCATAATTGTATGCGCGCTGCGCCAAATCAGGATTTGCTTTGACCCAAGCACTCTCTTTAGCATTCTTCCTCCGAGAATACGCCGCCGCGTCGGGGGAACTCATCACCCGATTCCTCGCCTCTTCCAGTTGTGTATCCCGGCTGAACCCTGACCACGCAGATTCTCCCTGCACATCCAGAAGTCGCTTTTGCGTTCTCCCCCAGACCCAATGTACGAATGTATTCCGCCACGGCACGGCGTCTGGAACATCCTCGTGGAAATCCTCATACAACTGCTTGATACGAAGTGCTTGCTCCTCAAGGCCGGGGTGGGCCAACAGCAAATTTTCCCACGGCTTATCCCGAGTTTTCCGATAGTAGTCCGTGTCGCCAAGCGCATCGGTCACCTCGCGGTAGTCGTACATCGCGTTGGCAACCACCTGGTTGTCCCACTGCACCCCCACGAACGTGCCTTGACCGCGGCCTGTGATGTACTCCTCTGGGGTCGACCCTCGTTCACGAAGGCGTTCCATCGCCGCCGGGTCACCCTCAATAGCCGCCACGCCCTCCGCCACGATGCGATCACGCTGGAGGTCGCGTGTGTAGTAATCAACGATCTCGGTAACCGGATCTTTAAGCACCTCTTGGCTATGCCACTCCAGCGCATATCGATCCTCAACGAAATAGTCCTCCGCACGTTCCTCGGACTGCGCCAGGATGTCGGGGTTAGCAAAGATAGCTGCATAGAGCAGCGCCTTTTCCTGCATCAGGCCGCGCAAGAGTGTGGCTTGGCTCTCTAAAGACATGCTAAGGTCCAGGGTGGTCGCTACGATCCCACCGGGCATCGCAGCGACCTCATCCGTGGTGAACGCTGTGCCGTCTGGGCCTATGAACCCGGCTTTCAGAAGTTTGTCTGCTACCTCCTGCTCTGCCAGGGCCATCTTGTTATTGACAAGGTTGAAGGAAGCAGTCGTTTGTACATCGAGTGGTATCTCGTCGCCTACATCCCCAAATATCTCTTGAACGGCCTCAGATGCAAAGACCTCTTTCCTCTGGTCGACATTCAGCTCGACGAAGCGGAACGGTGTCCCGTCGTCCTTCACCAACTTATTCGCTTCTTCCTCCAGCACGTCACCCAGCGCCGTGTACACGCCCACCCCGACGCCGGCGACCACGAACGGCGCCGTGGCTAGGCCGGTAAGCAGCCCCTCTTGCTTGATGACCTCCCACAATTCCTGCACGGTGATCGGCAAGAGATTGGACTGCGCCAACCTCGCCGCAGTTATCTGCTCCCCACTAAAGGTTTCCCCGGTAACAACATCAATAAGGAATGCCGCCTGTGGAGAGAGCTTCGCCCGCGCAAATCCGGCGACTGTTTTTTCTAGGGGGCGTTCCATTATTTCGCCGGTGCCGGTCCGGATGCTTTCCCCTGTGACGAGGGCGTGGATCGTTCTCATCAGCCCCGCCTGGCCCGCTGACATATCCAGCCGAAGATTGCCCAGCTTCATCACCCCGAAATTTGCATGGCCGGGATCGAGTTGCACCTCAAACCCAGACAGTTTTGCCAGGCCGAGCCCCGTGCCCCACGCCACGTAGTAGGTCACAAGATCCTTCGCTACTTCCTTCCGGAGCTGCCTGCTTGCAGCCGACCTGCCAGGAACCAAGAGCCCCGCCGGGGAAAACGTAGGATGGAGCGGCGCGAACAACATCTGAAGTCGTGATGCGAGGAATCGCGGAGAGAACATTGTGTCGGAAGCGAAATTCATCAGGCCCGGAGGTATTTCGCCAAAGATCGGCAAGCGCGTCTCCCCGCGACCGGTAATCACGTTCACCCAGCGCGCGAGATTCTTATAGTCATTCGCGGTCACATCTGGAAGACCCCGGAAAATCTCTGCTACGTGATCGAAGTATTTCGTTCGCAGCCAGTTGCCCGTATAGACATACGCCCGGTTAGATGCCCGAATGAACCGCAGGCCCTTAATGAAGGGGAATTCATCAGCTAACTCGCTCCGGAATTCTTCCGGGGTATGTGTCCTTGATGTGGACATCCCTGGATTATCCAGCAGGTCAAGCTGCCCGCGAGCCGCTATTGCAGCCTCATCCATCCACTCAGGTGCTATGCGCAACTCCGCATCAAGCTGTCGTGCCACATCATCGCTTCGCATGACTGGCAGCAACGAAGAGAGGTGCTCCCGATAGAAGTTTCGCGAGATCAGCGGGAGCCCCTGGCGCATCAACATGCTGATATCCGTGGATGCCATGATGGCGCGAGGGAAGTTCACCGCGTCCATAAGGGTAAGCCACAGTTCCCGCCCAAGGCTTGTGAACTTCGCAACAAGCACGTTTACTGTTTCATCCCCAAGCGCCTTCCGTAGATCTTCGAGGCGTCGCTTCCCCGGCACCCGGCCACGCAACACCAGATCATTCAGGGCCTCCATCGCGTGGAATGAATCCCAGAACTCGCCACTCTGAATATGCGCGACAAGATCTTCGTAATCCCCCTCATCCATCACCTTGATGAGAGCCCCATCCGGCAGCTCAAGCATTTCTTCAGGAATGTCCCGACCTTTGAATGCCGCTCTTACCTCTTTCGCCCCTGCGGCGGTGCCCAGTTCTTGAAACGGTTCCGCAAGTGCCCGTTTCTCACCGACGCTCCTTGACCTCGCTAAATTGGCCAGAGCGCGTAGCTCCTCGGGTTCAACCGTATCCAGCATCGTCTGGAATCTAGCGACCGCGAGAGGCATTGTGGTCGCGCGCGCAGCCACAATCACCTCGGCAACCTCCGGGGTGATCGGCTTCAGCGTTTCGACCATCTCGGGAGTGAGCCGGTTAGAAATCCTGAAGTCACTAACAGTTTTTGGTACAACGCTACGGATTATCGGAACCTTTTCGATCGCGAATTGCCCCGCGTACGCAAGCCGCCCCAAGAGAGGGCTGTCAGCCAACTCCACGTCCCTCGCGTAGGGAGCCGTCTTGCGCGCCGCGGCCGTAAGTGCGGCCTCCACCGCATCGTCGATCGCCGTTTTCGCTGTTACCGCCGCACTGCCAAGGCCAAGGTCAACAGAGATGCTCCCTGGGTGAAGGCCCACGCCTTGCAGGCCCTGCACGGCACTTTCTGCCTGTGCGCGGGCAGCAGCAGCAGCTTCAGCCACGCGCTCCGCCGGCGAGAGACGGGGTGGGTCCACGCGAGAAATCGCAAGAGGGTCGCGAATCGGGGTCGCCGTCGCCAAATCGCTCGCGTACCCCCCAGGCCCACCCGGCCACGGCTGGTCTGCTGCTGCCTCCGCAAGCGCCCGCTGTTGCGCAGGGCTAAAGGCGAAAGGACCGGGCGCGTCCGCTGCCCAGGAGCGCGTCGGTACCTCACCGAGTAATTGTGGCGGCCGGAGAGTGGAAGCGGGGTCTAGGCGCTGGAGTGCCGCGGGGATGCCTTCGGCGGCAGCGGCGTACGCGAATCGCGCCGCCACGACGGGTGTTACTCCGAGTCGTACCAGGGCTCGCATGAACGATTTGGGATTCAAAACCACCAACGCCGTACCGGCGGCCACCCCAAGACCTGCCGGGAGGCTGCCCGTTTTCTCACCCGCTGTGATACCGGCAGTCCCAATCAATGTCTCCGCGATGATTGCCACAACGCGCCGTAGAACAGGTTTCCCCACAAGTTTGCTGCCAAGCACGATCCCTGGAGCGGCGCCTCCTGTGAGCCATGTAATAGGAGCCAGAACAACATCGAGGGTGGTATCAACAAGTTCATCCCCGGTATTCACATCCACTACAGGCTGCGTCACCGCCCGAACCGTCTCGACCGCAGACTCTTTGGCAAATTGCCAAATTTCGCTCGTCACTGCCCCCAGTACATCGAAAACCCCAGTCGCCGGGTCGAAGTACTCCTTGAAGTAATTGTCTGCGATGTTGAAGGACGCCGCCTCCTGCATGTCAATCCGCAGGGCTGGGTCGTTCTGGAGGATGGTCCCTACACGGTATTGTGTCGCTGGATCTGCCGCCTGTAGGCCGATGATGAACTGTTTCATCGCGTCGGGTTGCGGGGGAACGCTAACGCGCTCGAACCCCACATTCGTCTGAACCGTCCGCTCGCTGCCTAGTGTCGCCTCAATGGCTCCCCGGAGCTGACTCTCAATAGCACTCCACTCACCCAGCTCTCGCTGCGGCGCGTCTAAGGACAGCCCTTGTTGTAGATTGAATGGCGCTGCGACCCGCAGTCGCTCTTGGCGTTCCAGTTCCGCAGCGTTCCGTCGCCGTTGCACCGCCTGCCCCTCAGCGGCCCCCATAAACCCCACGCCGGGTTGTGCCGCGAATGCCGTTCGCTTCCGGTCCTGTGCCCGTTCCGCGTACCGCTCAAAATCTTGGAGTAGCCTCTGACGAGGGTATTGTGACCGCACCTGCGACCAAAATCCGGCCTGGCGTTCCAATTCCGGTTGGAGCGCCTGCCGACGCACTTCTTCTTGGGCTTGGTCGCGTTGCTGCTTCTGCCTTTGTGCATCTTCAAACCCAATAATCCCCACCCCCGGCTGCGCCCCCATCGCCGCTCGTTGCCAACCGCGCGCCTGTTCGTCTCGTCGGTTCTGCAACTGTCGGCGTTGCTGCTGCTGGTATGCCTCGATGGTCCCGCCAAAACGCACCCCAGGCGATACCGACATCGCCAACTGTCCCGCCTCTCGATCTCGCTCAGCCAGTCTCCGCAACTGCGTCCGCTGATCGCGTTGACGTGTAGCAAAACCCTCGCGCTGGATCGTTTCCCAATCTCCTGAACGCCGAAGATTTTCACGTCTGATCGCTAAAATCTCCGCCAGCGTCTGGTTTAATTGATTTGGCGCGTCAGCCCCGAGACTGAAGCCCGACGGCCCGGTATAGAGATTTGGCGTCACCATCGGATTAGCCTCTCAGCGCCGTCGGCGGTGGTGGCCCCAGTGGCCGCGGGCTGCCTGCTTGCGGACCCCCAGGGCGCGGGCCAGCCGGCCGAGCACCCTCTGGTCGAGGGGCAGCCGTTCGGGGACGGCCCGGTGCGCCACCCGGTCGTGGACCCCCCGGCGCTCCACCGGGTTGCCCTTGCGGTTGCTGCAATTCCGTAATCAAGCGTTGGGCGACTTGCTGCATCTGATTCGCCATCACCGAATCATGCTGCCCGCTGTCCAGCCCGGCTTGGATATCGGCGAGGAGCTTGGCACGCTGTTGGCCCGGCGTCGTGCGCCGGTCGTACGCATCGGCGATCCGTCCCAAGACCCGCGCTTGCCGTGCCGCCGCCCGCGCCGCCACCCCGATCTGCCGTTCGCTCAGCTCGCCACTCACCGGAACGCCGCCGCACGCTGATCTTGGAGCGCGTTCATACGGCCCTCGGTGACGGCCGCGGCGGCGGGATTCCCCAAGCCGTCCACGCTCGTGAGCATGGCCGCGTCCCCCTCCGTGGACGGCGGTGGTGTCGGCACGCCGCCCCCTCCCTGCATCTCGCGCATCGCATTCGCAGCGAGCATCTGCCCGACTTCGCCCATGCCGGTCAGCGCCATCATCAAGCGCGCCATTTGCATCTGCGGCGCGTTGGTCGTGTTCTCCACCGCGCGTTCATCCATCTCCTCCTGCGGGTTCGGAATCCCGGCCTGGATCATTGCCGTCTTGGCACTGATCGGGAGGGAGCGGAAGAGGTCGGACCAGAGCCGCGCATCCCGCGCTTGAATCGCCCGCTCGTCGCTCGTGGACAGTTCCACGAACGTGTGGTGGTAGCCCTTGATCTCGCTCGGCTTGATCGTCACTTCCGAGACGTCGGTGGACGTCGCGGCGTAGACCGTGACCGGCACCTCGAAGACGTGTTCAATGTCCTGCAAGATCGTCTGGTTGGTGCGCATCACGATCCGGCGCATGGCATTGACCGGCCCCGACAGTTTCGTCGCCGCGTTGCGCATGTTGTTGTCGGCCTCGGTCGCCGTATCCACCCCGCGTTGCGCCATCCCGCCGAGGGCACCGAACTTCGTGCTGCGGTCGAGGTCGTCAATCATGCGGCCGACGAATTGGAGCACCGTGAGCGGCGCCTCGCCGGCGGCGGCGTAATTGATCGTCTGGCCCTCTTTGAGATCCTTCTGCTTGCCGGGGCCGAACTCGAGCGGGTCTTCGTCTTCGTTGTCCATCCCCGTCGTCAGGATCAGCGGCCAGACGTGCATCCGCAGCCAGGACTCCATCGCGGTCAACTGCCGGTCCTTCGCCGTGATCATGGTGCGCAGCGGACGGAGCAAGCCGACGTAGCGGTCCTCCGGCCGCGGCTCCATGTTCGCCGTGGTGTTCCAGCCCCAGTCGGGGTCGGCGATGAAGTACGGCACGTAGCCCGACCAGTTGCCGTCGGGGTCGATCCAGGAGTAGGGGTTGTCCTGATCCAATTTCAGCTCGTGCTCGATCCAGATGCAGTGCTTGCCCGGATCGTCGCGACCGGGACGCGAGTAGTACTCGATCAGTTGCACTTCACTGGTCGGGTCTTTTGCGGCCAGGTCGGCATCGTCGGGGAACATGCGGGCACACGATTGTGCCAGCACCGTCTTCTCTTCAAAGACGTAGGCGGGATTCCAGGGCGTCTCCAGATCCTCGTAGACTGTGAGCGGTGGCACGAGCTGGTAGTTCCAGATGAAGTGCTCACGCCCCACCCGTTCGACCGCGCGCCGCCACTGGTCGCGGTCACGTCGGTCGGCATCGGCCGGCGGGGGATCGGGCAGCAACTCCCAGTTGATCGTCTTCTTGAGGATGAGCCGCCCTTTGATGATGTGTTTGCGCCCCTTCCCGAAGGGGTCGCCCTGGTCCTCTTCCACGCGCCGCCACCAGAGGTCGAGGAAAATGCGGAAGCGTTCCGCCAGTTCCTCCGCGGCCTCCTTGGAGTCCTTCATCGGGCGCGCCGGGACCGAGATAAGCGGCGTGGTGAGAATGTGGTTGGCGGCGTTCTCCACGGCGTCGTAGGCGGTGGAGGTGATAATCGCCTCTAGCCCCTCATCGTCCCAATCGTCGGGCAGGAACGTGTCGCCGTAGTCCCCGGTCACGTACCGCTCGTCCTTCTCCATCTCCGTCCGCAAATCGCTATAGAGCGCCTTCGTGCTCTCGAACAACTGCAACAGGTCATCGAGTTCAGGCACGGACCATCTTCCCTCCCCGCAAGACGCGCCGACGGCGGCGGCGGTTCTTGCCGGTAAATGTCGCATAACTCTTCGTCGGCGTATTCGTCGTCACCCGTTGGATGCCGAGGTAGATCGCTAACGCAGCAGCTTGCACGCAGTCATCGTAGTACCCCGCGGGGTGGTCGTACCGCACCCCACCCCCCGGTAGGATGGATGCCTCCACCATTTTCAGTTCCTTACGCAACTGATCGTCCTCGGCGGCGAAATGCACACGGTGGTGTTGCATCTCCGCGTTGAGTGAGCCCAACAGGCGCGCTTTGGATTCGTTCGTGTATTTGAACTCCACGACATGGCAGCCCATACGCCGCAAGTGGCCGGCCGGTCCTGCGCCGACGCCGGTCACATCCATGTGCAAGACGCGGCAGTGGTAGTCGCGGTAGATCCGGGCGACGTGTTCTTCCACGTCCGGGTAGTCCAACTTGTTGACGCGGTAACGGTAGACCAACATCTGGTCCGTCACGTCAAAGATGTAGGCGACGGTGAAGTCGTGTTCCTTGGCAAGGTCGAGGCCCATGTAATAGCGGTGCCCCGGCTGGTAGTCACGGAACTCCCCATCGAAGCACTCATCCACGTTGCGGAAGACGGTCCCCTCGATATCGATCCACGCCGCCATGATCTGCTGTTGAAATTCGTCCTCAGTCAGCTCCTTGCGCATTGCCTCGATCTGCGCCGTGCTGATCGTCGGGTTGGCCTGGGAGGGGACGCAGGCGGAGTAGTAATCAATCTCCTCGGCGTCGCGGTTCTCGGCTTGCTGTCCGAGGGCGTAATAGGAGCGGAAGCGCCCCTTGCCCTTCGGGATGCCGAACGCGATCAGGCGCCCCTGGGAGTCCAGCAGCGAGGGGATGAGCCGGTTCCAGGCCTCCTCGATGATGTCCTGTGCCTCGTCGGCCAGCACCGCGGTGACCCGATCGCCCTGCACGCTGATGGCGTTATCGGCCGACTTGGCCTGCGCACGAGCACCCGTCTTCAGATCGACAAACATGCGCTTCTTGTTGCGGTCGCGCACCAGCTCGTCCAGTTCCGGGATGAAGGTGGACTCCCAGAACGGCTCCCAGATCTTCATGGCCAATTCCTGGGTCGGCGCCAGCACGTAGACGAGCGGGTTCTGTTCCTTGCCGTGGACGGTTTTCGGCGGTTGGAGCAATTCGTCCCACGTCGCGGTGACGCCGGCGGTGGACTTGCCCGAGCGACGCCCACAGGGCAGGATGACCCGCTTCTCCTGCCGCGCGTGGACATGTTTCAACTGCCAGTTGAACGGTTGGTACGGCTCGCCGCGGTTGAGCACGTCCCAGGCGAAGCTCCGAAGGACGGCCTGCTTCGTCACTCGTAGTCCTCGTCCACGATGTCGTATTCCACGGTCTGGTAGAGGGCGGAGCTGCCATCGTCCCGACGCGCGAAGAGCGCCTTCAAACTGCGGGTGCTGGGGTTTGCCCGGTTTTCTGACGGTTTGCCATACCCGTGGATCAGGGCCAGTTCGACGATCTTGGCATTGGGTTTGCGGCCGACGAGTTGCTTGACCTTGGTGCCGTCGTCGTTCGTCTGCCATTCATAGATGGGATCGCCCTTCATCCCTTCATCGATCGCTTCCAGGATCTGGGGCAGCCGCGATTGCATCGCCTTGCGCATCATGGCCTGGTCGTACTGCTGGCCGTTAGGCAGCACGATGGGATACTGGGGGTCGGGGTCGGGCAGCTTCGCCGGAAGGCGACTCTCAGGGACACCGTTTGCCATCGCTACCTCCCGGACCGCGTTATTGAGGGCGTACCAGCCGTTCTGGCGTGCGTGGGCATAGCGGCGTGCCGACCGCGGTCCGCGAAACCGACGCGTCGTCCCACGGGGATGGGCCGCATGCCAGCGTCCGATCGCGGATTCCGTCGCTCCAACGCGCGGCATTCACTGCAACCGTGGCGGCATCCGTCGCGCCATGCGACCCGCGCCCGGCAGGATGGCATTGGCCGGCGGTCCGGGGGCCACCGGGCGGGCAGCCAAGGGGTTCAGGGGGTTGGCGGTTTGCTGGGGCGCCACGGGGAGTTTGGTCGCGTCCAGTTGGGCACGCAGACGGGCGTTCTCTTGTCGCAACGCCACCAGCTCCTGCGTCTGGGCGTTGGCCTTGGTTTGCTTCGCCATCGCACACTCCTTGCACCGATCGAGATGGTGGACCGATCCTACTCGGAAATCGAACCAATTTCTATCGAAACGCCGAAATGATCACCCGCGTACACCGATGTACACCATCCACACCTATTCCCAGGCTGGATAGTACGAGAGATACGCAGGGCTGTTACCGCTTCCGTGCTGCGTTTTTCTTTTCCACCTTCTTGGCCTTGGCCTTCGCGGCCGCGCGCCGACCCTTCTTCGTGTACGGATATTTCTTGCCACGCACCATCGGCATTACTTCGACTCCTTCTCTTTTTTCCACTGGGCCAGGACATCCGCCCACGTGCTCGCGTCCAACATGCGATCCGCTTGGTCCGGCACTCCCCGTTCTTTCGTCTTCGCGCCGCGCCTGTCCGTTCGCCTGCCGGCCATTACTTCGATCCCTTCTTGCGATTCGTCTTGCGAGACACCACCCGGAGATTCTTCCGCGCGTTCGTCCCGCCCTTGCTCAACGGCCTGCGGTGATCCACCTCGTTCGGATTCCCCTTTTTCAACCCCGCCGCCCGCCGCGCCTTGTTGCGCGCATTCCGCCGCGCCCGCTGCGCCGCCGTCCCATGATACGTCCGGTATTCCTTCTTGTAGTCGCGTGCCATCCAATCTCCCCTCAGAGAAATCGCACACCCAGTTCCCAAATCCTACCCTAGACCACAGGGGATTGCCGGCAGGGGGGGGGTATGCCCCCCTCAGAATGCCGTGCAACCGTGCAACCCCTCCCCTCTGGGCACCCACTTTCCCGGCCCCATGATGGTCCATGCGCGGGTGGCCCCATAGGGGTATACGAAGCGCGCAGGCCGCCGACCCCCGGACCGGGCATAACGACAGGCCCCAGAAACTGCTAAGGCGCCTACGCACCTACATACGATCACATGCCTGATCAGTTAAGGCGCCTATGCGCTTGCGCGGAACGCATGTTCGGAACGCATGTTCTGGAAAACAAATATTCTGCCGGCGCCGGCCAGGTCGCAAATTTCAGCGCCGCGAGCCGGCGACCTATCACCCGCCCCTATCACGTCCGAGCCCAACGCCTATCACGGCGAAACCCTGCAGCGCAGCCTGCCCCTATCACGGCGGAGAGTCGCGCCTATCATTTTTTTGCCCCGCCCCTGGCGCCGAGGTTTACGCGCGAGCGGCGCGAGACACGATCGCTGGCAGCTCAGGGTAAGCAGTGAGCAGCACAGAGCTCGAGCAGTACGAACAGAGAGCAGAGAGCAAGGAAGCGAAGCGCCGAGCGGCTCGGCTGGAACCGCCCGCCCCCCGCCCATTTACGGTAGCGTCACCACGTGTGGACAGCGCCGCTCTACGCGCCTACACTGCGCATGACGGACTTAGGGAAGGCTCCCGAGCCGTAATCAGTAGGAGTAGATACGACATGACCAACGCGAACGTAATCAGTCACGACCGCTACTGGATCGAGGAGGAGATTACCAACGAATTGAACGTAGAGCTGGAAGCAGCCCGGCGCGCCTACAGCGCGACGATGGGCGGCGCCAACGAAACCAAGCGGGCACACGATCGATACGTGAAAGCGATCCGCAACGCGGAAGCGTTCGCCGATATCCGCCACAACGGCGCCGATATTCGCCGAGCCGGCGCCTAGTCCCACCGCACCGCAACAACGAGCGCGCCCGCCCTGGGCGCGTTTCCATTCTCAAAGGAATACCGATCCCCAATGCCCACACAATCAATCTCCAACAAGCGCACAAATCAACGAGTAGTGGAGCGCCTTATCGATCGCGCGCCGGCGAGCCTACCCGGCGCGCTCGGGCGCGCCCTCACCCTGCAGTATGTCCGCCAGCAGCTCGAGCAAGGCATGCTCGATCAAGCCAAGGTATTTGACAGTGAGCCCGCCGGCAGCCGAGCCCAGGCCCGCGCCGGCGGCGCCTATTTGGATCTGGCGGCACAGGCCCTACTCGTTGGCGAGCTGATGACTACCGAACAACGCGAGCGGCGCGCGAGCGAGCAATCCAATGCCTGAACCCGACTATCTCGCCGATACCCAACCAGACCACGATCTGAAAGCCTTTGCTGCGATTCTCGCGCTTGAAGCGCAACTACGGGATACCGATCAACGCGCCGGCGCCGCGACGCTCGACATAGAGCAGCGAAACGTCTACGGGCGCGAGCTGCTCTATGTCGTGGGCGCGCATGCTGTCGCGATCCAGGATCTGACGCAATCAAAGAGCGTAAGCCGGCGCGCGCTTAGTTGTCTCCTGACCCTCGGATTGTCGCTGCGATGCAGCCATTCAGGATGCAGCCGAGCGATTACGCGCGACACGATCGCGAGCGCCGGCGCGATCTGCGACCACGGCGCCTAAGCGCGCCGCCCTATCACCAAACCTCACAACGAAACCAAACCCAATGCCCACCGCTACCGCACAACGACAAGACAAAATCCGCGCCACAATGGACAAGCTCGACCGCGGCTTAGCCGATCTGACAGACGGCGACGCCTATAAAGAATGGCTACGCGCGTCCAAACAATTCCACTCCTATAGTTTCAGCAATCAGATCCTAATCATGATCGCCGGCGGCTCGCGCGTCGCCGGTTTTGGCGCGTGGAAGCGCCTAGGGCGCCACGTTCGCAAGGGGGAACGCGGGATTACGATCATCGCGCCGCGGCGCGTGCCATATACCGACGATGCCGGCGAAAAACAGATCCGGCTCGCCGGTTTCGGAACCGCGACCGTATTTGATATCTCACAAACGGACGGCGAGCCGCTGCCGCCCCATCCCGCGCAAAATCTCGCCGGGATGGCGCCGGCGAACGCCTACGATCGGCTCGCCACTGTCGCGGCCGGCGAGTCACTCACAATTACAATCGAACCCGCGATCGGCGGCGAGTCCGGCTATTACAAACGCGCCGCGAAACAAATCAATCTCTCGGCCGGCGACTACTCGCCCGCGGATCGCGTAAGCACGCTAACGCACGAACTCGCGCATCATTTTACGGCGACCGATTGTACGCGTCCCGACGGCGAGATTATCGCCGAGAGTGTGGCCTATATCGTCGCCGATGCGCTCGGTCTGGACAGCGGCCGCTATTCCTTCGGCTATGTCGCGACCTGGGCGAGCGGTGATCTTTCCAAAATGCGCACGCTCGGATCGTCAATTCAGAAAACCGCAAACACGTTGCTAACGGCGCTCGAGAATGGCGGCGCCGAATGAAAGCGCCGGCGAATACCAATAGCCGCGTAATCGCGCGCTGGATTGACCAAGACGGCGCGCCGCTCACCGTCACCGTTACGGGCTTAGAGCGACCGAGTAAGAACGCGAAAACCGGCGATATGCTGCAGGTCGCAATCATGCGCGCCGATAAACTCCCGAGCCTAGCGGCGCGAGACGGATCGGGAGACGATGCCGCGATCTGCGGCTCGTGCAAACTGCGGCCATATCTGGGAAATAAAATCCGCTGCTATGTGAAGCTCTGGAGAGGCTTTGACCAGATATTTCGTTCTGTGATCGCAACCGGCGCCGCGGTCACAGAATCGATCGGCGAGCTACTCGAGCCGCTGCAGCGTTGCAACGAGCCGGGCGCGAAACATAGCCGGCGCCGTTGTGCGCACAAAACCGGAAAGCCACTAGGCGTTCGCCTCGGGTCATATGGCGACCCGAGCTTTATCGATATCGGTCTGATACGCGAGCTATGCCCAACCGATCGCCGACAGATCCGAACGGGATATACCCACCGCTGGCGCGAGATACCGATCGCCTACGCCGATTACCTCATGGCGAGTATCGACCCTGAAACGGACCCTAATCGCGCCGCGGCGCGCGAGGAAGCGAACGCGGCCGGCTGGAGTACGTATGCCGTACTCGAGCGCGGAGAGGCGCCGAGTGAGGGTAGCGTGATCTGTCCGAACTCTACCCATGGGATTGCGTGCGCGGATTGCGGCTTATGCGCCGGCGCGTTGTCATGGAGCGGATCTGGCAAGCGCCGGGCGCGCCCGATAAATATCGAGGTTGTCGCGATCTAACCGCGGCGCCGCCAAAACGAAATGGACCCGATCGCGGGTCCATTTTCAGTTAACGCGCCGGCGCCGCCCAAACAATCCCGCGATCGATCGTAGGCGCGCCCCAGGGCGCCCCAGGATCGCCGTAGCGGCGCCTAACCGTACGCGCGCCGGCTCGCGAGCCTGTAGGGCGGAACGATCGCGCGCGAGCCGGCGCCCGACAATCTCGCGCGCGAGCTCACAACGAGCCGATCGCGCGCGGGACCCGACAGCGGATCGGATCGCGCGGGACCCGGCAGCGAACGATCGCGCCCGCGAGAGAGCCGACAGAGCCGATCGATCGCGCGCGATCGGCCTGAGCGACGGCGCCGGCGCGCCCGCGCGCCCGTCAGAACGAAGCCAATCAATTGATAAGGTGCTTATGCAGATGTTATGTAGAAAGGTATAAGCGAGTGATCATTTCTTTGTGAACTCCGTCACATCCACATTAATTGATCACCCACTCAGCCTTTGGCGCCGGCGCCCCCTATCACGAGCACGAGACGCGCGCAGGCCAAAATCCTGAACCGATCGAAATTCTGCGCGCCCTGGCGCTGCAGCCGCGGCGCCCCACGCTCGAGCCCGCGCCGGCCAACACGAGAAGTGCGCAGCCCCCCTGCGTCAGAACGCAGCACGAGAGACGCGCCGCGCCCCAGGGAAGCACGCCTGCCGCGCAGCCACCGACACGAGACGCGCGCAGAGCAAACAGGCGGTATAAAAAATCGACCGGTTGACACGCCTGAACACCACACCTACCGTTGACGAAACGCCGCAACCGGCGTAAGCACATGAGCAGAGGAGCAGACTTGTCTCACTACTACATCCAGCGATTCACGATCGACATCGCCGTGCCGGGCTACGCCACGCCAGTCGATTGTTCGGCAGATATTGTGAAGGCCATCAAAGCCCTCCCTTTCGCCACCTTCGTCGATATGGAGATTGACGACCTGATCCACGTTGACGGCGACGTGATCACGCTCTCCGAAAACGCCGGCACCCCGGCGAACGAGGAGGAGGCGTGATGTCCACCATGAAGGACAAGCTCACGGCCAGCGTTGGGCGGTATGCCGCGGAACGCAGCATCACGCTCGCGGACCACGAAGAGACAGCGGTTTCAAAAGAGACGCACCACGTATGGCTTGACGCGATTGAATTCGTCTGCCGCAGCTCCCTGGTCACCGCCTACACCGTCGGCTTCCGCAGCACTGATTGGGATGACGGCCTGTGGGTGACGGACATCCCTTGGGGCGCCGAAGCCGCAGCAAAGCTCAGAATCAAAGCGGACTCACCCTTGCTTGATCCCGCCCACTCTTCGTTCAATCCCACGCGATCCTTCCTCGACAAAGAGGAGGCGGTGGCTTACGCACGACACCTTGCGGAGGCGCATTCCATCCCGTGGCTGAACCGGCCGATGGACGAAAGCGCGCACGCGAATCACACAGGAGGAAGCATGATGACCTGGCATTGGCCGAGTGCTGCACAGTTGGCCGACATCATCAGAACAGCAGAAACATCCACCCTGGACGAAGTGCTGTCCGTCGTGACGAAATCCATCGCGGACGAGATGGATAGCACGCGCAACCACATCGCTCGGCTTGAGAAGGAAGTAACCGACCTGCGCGATCAGATCGCCGAGCTGCGGGAGAAAGCGTGATGCCCGAAGTGACCGACAGCACGAACTACATCGAGCAAGCCATCTACTTGCTCCTGAAGCAGACCGAGCGCTACGCCTCCAACGGTGAGCCCTACGTCTCCGACATTGAGCGCGCTGCGATTGAAAAGGTCTGCGCCGGCCTCCGCGCGGACAGTTACTACATCGAGAACTCCGAGAACTACTTCGCGTACAAGGCAGAATTTGAAGAGCGCATGGGCCTCACCGAAGAGGAGTACGAATCGGCCAGGATGAGCACGCCAAGGGGTGAGGCGTAATGCCGAAGAAACGCACGAGGAAAAAGGGGTTTGAGATGCCCCCGGACACCAAACGCCTCCTCGAATCGATTGCCACTAGCGGCATAGCAGAGCAGCGGCGGCGTAACGAACAAACGGACGCTCTGTACAAGGCTGCCATTGAAGAGCTTCTCACTCAGGAACCGCCACCCGCTAGCGGTGTTGACCAGATCATCAACCAAGGGCTGGTAGACGCCCTTGTTCAGCGATTTGCCGAAATCCTCGTCGACCGATTCGGGGTCTATGTGGCAAAGCAGCTCCAAATGGCTACGAGTGAGGAGCAGCGGAAAACGCTCTGGGAGGTGTTCGGTTCTAATGGAAAATGAAGCGCAAGCCATCGAAGCACTGATCGGCAAGCAGCAATTGACCGAAGCGGAACATGCCCTACTCCAGCAGCACCAAGAAAGAAAGGACGAACTCCTCTACCAAACTGCCCTCGCGCAATGGGGCTCGAAGCGAGGCTTCCATGGCATCAATCGCATGGTCGAAGAAGCGACAGTCGATATCCTCGTTCGCCGCTTCGCCGAGAAGCGCGCTGACCGAATTGCCAAAACCATGGACGGCAATATGCGAGCAGCCCAGGCCAAACAAAGGAAGCCCCCGCGTGACCGAAGGGCCACCGTGTCAGCCGCCATACGGACACACATCATCGAATTGGCAGAGCAGGGGATGTGGGCTTCTCACGTCAAACTCGAACTGGATGCGAAATACCCCAACTTGATGCCGAGCTACAGCACGGTGCAGCGCCTAGTCCGTGAGGTACGCCCACATGCAAAACACTGAAGCCGATGAAGCCGCAGCCATTGAAGCACTGATACTCGAGGCTGGATGCGACGACCGCGAGCAAGCCATCCTGCGTCAGCGATACATCGGCGCCGAGCCGCGGTCGCTAGTCCAAGTGGCCGCACCCTTCGCTATCACGAAACAACGCCTGCAGCAGATTGAAGCTGCGCTGATCTTGCGGCTGGCCCGCAGCGGCCTTGACCTTCCGGCCACCGTTGCCGCCACGGCGTTTGAGGGCCAACACCCCCTCGCCCAGGCGCACCACCGCCGGCGGGAAGCAGCGCGGCGCCGCTGCGTGGACTGCGGTGAACCCACGCGCGCGCAGTCGCTCTACTGCCAGGACCACCGCCAGCTCGTCCTGCCGTGCTCCGTCTGTGGGACGCCGTTCAAACGAAACCGCGCAACCCACCAGCGCCGGGCAAACGACGCCCGCTACGTGACCGGCGAGGTCTTCTGCTCGAAGCGGTGCTTCGGCAGCGCCCTGGGCCGCGGCGACCTTAGCGCAGCGGGAGGGAAAACCCCATGAGCCTCGAGCATGCCGCCTTGATCCTTTTGACCGCCTGCGTGCTCGTGCTGCTCTGGCGTGAAATCGACTGTGACCTGTAACAGAGCGCCAGCACGAGAAGCACGCCGGCGTTGACCGCGCGCCCCCACTCCTCTACACTGCATGTGCGATGACCACCCAAATCTTGAGCACCTCGCCGATCCCCGATTCCGACGGTCATCGCAATCACCGTCAGGTTGATTCCACCGAGGGCTGGCGGGCTCTGCGACGGGGGAGGGGCGGTCTTTACGGGCCGTTCGGGTCGTCCCTCCCCCTCACCACACGGGATTGGGGCTGAACGGCCCACCGCGGCATCCATGTCCGACCTCATCTGCTCCGATGATTTCGACGCGCGGTCGTTTAGCCCCACCCCACCAAGCCACCCCATTTCTAGATTGCGAGTACCCCATGTCCAAAATGTCAGAACGCCACCCGGCCTTCGCCCTGGAACCCGTCTGCGATGCCTGCCACTGCGCCCAAGCGGATCATGCCAGTGAGGAGCGGCGCATCGAGGATGCGATGGACGAGTTCCCGCCAGAAGAAGGGGCGGCGATCTCCATGTGCTCCGCCTGTGATTCGTGCTACGTCGAGCCGACAGAATTTCGCGACCACGCCGGTATCGCCGCGTATCACCCCCAGATCGAGCAGGAGATGTTCCGCCTACGGCGCCGGGAGTCGGCCATACGCCGCATCAACGGCCCCTGCCACATCGCCCAGCAGATTTTAGGCACCCTCCCGCAGGCCGGACGCCTCGTCCTCCACGGAGGCGACGACACTCACCCCGCCTTCGTCGCCATCCATATCCCGGTGACGACGGATGGACAGCGAACCTATGCCCAGGCACGCGCTGTTTACGCAGAGCTGGAGCGGCGCGGGTTCGAGCATGATCAAGGCCACGATTTCATTAACGATCTGGATCACTCTAGCCGCACACGGCATCGCCACCCGGTCACCGGTTACGAGCTGGAGGTAGTGCTCTACCAAGAATCACCCCCCGAAGCACACCCCCCGTTCACAGCCGATCAGGTCAACGAGATTCGCGCGGATTTCTTCCAGCAACTGAGCGGCACCGGAGCGTCGTCGTGACTGGCGGCGACTACCCACCGGGGATGACCGCGCGGCACTTGGACAGCCACCTTGCTGAGCGCCCAGTCGAGTGGCCGTGTGAGCGGTGCGAGGCCGAAGCGCCTCCCCGCTCCCTGCTGTGCGACCGCTGCCGGTTGCAAGAACTCGCAGTCACAGACCGCACCCACACCGAAGGGCACACCCGTGACTGACCTACCCATGTCCATGACCGACGAGGAGCTGGCGGAAGCCGCCACGAACCACCGGGTCTACGACCAGGACAGCTACGAACTGGCCGCGAGCGCGCTGACCGATATCAAGTCGCAGATCCGCCTGCGCACGGCGGAGCGGGACAACGAATTGAGCCCGCTCCTCGTCAAGCTCGAAGAGGCCAAGTCCCGGCACGCGATCTGGTTGCAGCCGCTTTTGGCGGCCGAAGCCGCCGTCAAGGAGAAGATGGCCGGGTACGCCGACATCGCCAAGGCGAACGGCGTCGCCGTCGAACGCGCGGCCGGCACCACCACGCGAACCGTGTGGAGCGCCGAGGTCACCGACCTGCGGACGCTGATCGAGGCGGTCGCCAGTGAACTCACCGAGTCGCGCTATGTAGTCGCTGCACAAACAGTACTCAATCAAACAGCCCGGGCAGAGAAAGGAAAAATGTCTATCCCCGGCGTTAGAGCCGTCAGTGAAACCATCATCTCAGCCACCTCGCACAAACCAGAAAGTCGCTAAACCATGCCTGACACGACCGACAGCAGCCTGACCGTACGCAACGAGCGACCCTACGCGCTCATCACCACCACCGGACCCGACTCGCCACTCGCGGTCGTCGCGGTCAACCTCGGAGGCTCGCCACTCCGCATAGACAAGCTCACACGGGTCACAATTCCTGGAGGAGAGGGCCGACAGTGGGTGATCAAGGGGCTACGGGGTGAGGAACGCATCGACGAGATCGTGGGAGTGATCGTACACTCGCAAACCAGCCGAACGTATTACGCCGAGGCGTATAGCGGTGGCGGATCACCCCCGGACTGCTCGTCGAACGATGGGATCACGGGATTGCCGGGAGTGGCAGGGGTCACAGCGTGCGCCCTCTGCCCCATGAATCAGTGGGAGACAGCTTCGTCTGGGAGGGGGAAGGCCTGTGCAGAATATCAGCAGCTTTATGTGCTTCAGCACCAAAAATCCCTCCCAATCGTCGTCCGTATTTCCCCCGGATCGCTCAGCGCCCTCGACGACTTCATGCAGCAACTGAGCAGCGAGATGCTCCGCCGTGACCGCGTTGAGATCGCGATTGGTCTGGAAGACGGCGGCGGCTACTCACGCGCGAGCTTCCGCCTGGTCCGAGAACTCGACGCGGACGAAGCCTCGAACATGCAGCACTATATCGAACGCTTCGGTGCCCTCGTGCGCGGGACCGCCGCACCCCCGGACATCGTGGTCGATCAAGGCGTGGAGCCAGCGTACGCGGACGACGAGCCGCCCCCGCACACCATCGCACCTGACGACCTTCCCTTCGAGTAACCCGCCCGTCGGCTGGAAAGACACAACCATGTCCAACAACGACATGGCTCTCTACTTCTCGCTCAGTGCAACGGCGAAGGCGTACATCTGCGACAGGGTTGTGGCGCGGCTGAGCGCGGGCACATACCAATGCAAGGATGAGGACGACGCTTTGGCCCGAGTCAAGGCAGAAATCGGGCCTGAACTTAGATATGTAGCTAGGCGCCACAAAAATGACCCATTGCTACCGATGCCGGCGGGGTTCCACCTTCAGGCGTGCCGCTGTCGCGCTGTCGTGTACGCCAATGACATCTCGCTGGTGATCCTCAACGCCATCACGCTGGCGCGCCATCAGTGCCCCACCGTACCCATGCGGGAACCCGCTGCGGCCGTCGAGGCACGGCGCCGACACCAGCAGCACGAGAGGCAGGCGGGCCGCAAAGCCCTCGCCGCGACACGGAAGCCGCGCCGCATTGGCATCGGAGGACACCATGACAACGGTGTCTAAACCCGTCACCGATCTGAGCGACACTCGGCATGTCTACACCTGGGAGGACATGCATCTCGCGATCACGCTGGAGCGGTTCGCCGAGGAGCGTGGGGGGCTCAAATGTGAAATCACGGTGTGCGACACCGAGAGCGGGCAGAAGCTGATCCCCACCGGCAACTTCAATCTGTCGTCTGCCATCGGGCGCAAGAACACCACCAACCGCCTGAAGGCCCGCACGCCAGACGAAAGCCTCGATTGGGATCTGTACCTTGACTACGTGACGGATATCAGCCAGTCCCGCTATAGGACGGGCGATAGCGTCATCGAACTGATGTCCGTGCCGGTGGCCGAACGGCCACGGTTTCTGTTGCAGCCGTTCATCGAGAACGACGGGGTAACCCTGATCTACGGCGACGGCGGCTGCGGTAAGAGCCTCCTGGCGCTGGCGATGGCGATGTCCGTTGCCAGCGGCGTCCCGATCCTCGGCATGACCCCGACCCGCGTGGTGCCGGTCCTGTACCTCGACTGGGAGAGCGCCGCGAACGATCACGCGGAGCGCGCCCGTGCAATCCATGCCGGCACTGGCACCGATCTCGATCCGCCAATGTTCATTCACTACCAGCGGCAGGTGGCGAGCTTGGCAGAGGGGGCGCCCAATATCTCGCGAGTCCTTCAGGATCTGCACATTGGCCTCTGCGTCGTAGACTCAGTGGGTATGGCACGGGGTGGCGCTCCTGAAGCCGCCGATGTGACCATCGCGTTCTTCCGTGCCGCGCGGAGCCTGGGCGTCCCGGTCGTCGCCATCGATCACGTCTCACAGGAAGCCCGGAAGACCAAGGATTTCTCGTCACCCTTCGGCTCTCGCTTCACACACAATTTGGCGCGCCGAAGCTGGTCCGTCGAGAAGCGTTCGGATGAATCCACGCCGAGCGAGCACACCGTCCTCATGGCCCTGCAGAAGCACAACAACACGGGCGCCAGCGCCGCGGAACGCATCGCCTATCACTTTGGTTTCCAGACCTCGACGAGCGCGGTTCGCGAACAGCACCTTGACGCCATCACCATCCGCGCTCAAGAATGGGACGACGCCGTGCAGGAGACGCACGCAATCGATCGGATGTCGAAACGGGACCAAGTACGCTACGCCCTGCGGGAGGCGAGCGACCCACTCTCGGTACTCGACATCCGTGACTGGCTCATCTCAGAAGGAGTAACCGTCGGCGAGCAGGTGATCCGAAACAGCCTCGGCCGCAACCCCGATTTGTTTGTCTCCGACGGCGGAACCGGACGGACCAATCGATGGAAACTGCGGGAGGTGAGCCAATGAACTCATCCAAACCACGGTTTACAAACGATGGTTTGCCCGTAAACCTGCGAGGGAGAGACCCCCTTAAGGGGTCTCCCGAGAAGTTTGGGTTGATGGGTGTGGTGAAGAGATGAGGGAAGCAGCACGAGAGGCGAGTGCGCTTGCCCTGGAGCGCCACACCGCCGCCGGCCGCGTCGCCACCCATGAGGAGCAGGTGCTGGCGGTGCTGCAGGCCAACACGTCCGGCCTGACGGCTGGCGAAATCTATGACCGGCTCGTCGCCCAGAACGTCCGCTTTCAAGACAACGTGGTCGAGGTGCGCCGTCGGCTCGACGGCCTGCACAAACAGAAACTTGTGGAACAGGGTGACGCCGCCGTCGCCCGTGGGGGCCGCGCCAAGGCGACCGTCTGGTACCCGTCGAATCCGCTCCAGCCGAAGCTCCTATGAGTGAACACGAAAGGCCCCCAGCATGACGGAATACACCGCCGAAAACCCGCTACGGGTGCTCTCGTTGGGTTGGGGGGTCCAGTCCTGGACGCTGGCAGCGATGAGTGCCCTTGGGGAATTACCACCACTCGACTACGCGGTCCACTGCGACACCACCCATGAAATGGCCGCAACGTACGAGCACGCTAAAAAGTGGACGCCGTGGTTGGAAGAGCGGGGCGTGAAGGTCGTAACGGTGTCGCCAAGTGGAGAACGGGCACTCGCGGTATCAATGAAACCCTCAAACTGGGTCACGATGATCCCGGCTTTCATCGGAGGGGATAGAGGGCAAGCACGCCGACAATGCACCGGGGCGTGGAAAATTGCTCCGTTTCGCCGATTTGTTCGGAGCGTAATTGGACCCCCGCGCCCCGGCATCGTTGAATCATGGTTAGGGATCAGCATCGATGAATGGTCCCGAATGCGCACAAGCGACGTGGGTTACATCACGAATGTGTACCCCCTAGTTGATCAAAGAGTCAGCCGTGCTAATTGCGTGGGGTGGTTAGAAAGCCATGACCTCGACGTTCCCACCAAGAGTGCCTGCACCTTCTGCCCGTACCACTCGGGGCCATTTTGGAAAGCCCTCAAGAAGAACGGCGGCACTGATTGGGATGAAGCCATCCAGGTCGATGGCAACATCCGTAACGCCTGGTCAGAGCACGAGCTGTTCTTGCACCGCTCGGGCTTACCGCTAGGTGAAGCCATATCAATTCCAGAAGATGTCGGAGCAGAGCAGTTGGAACTCCCCTGCGATTCCGGCCATTGCTTCACGTAGCCGTGGCCGCCGACTGCACCTGCGAAGGCTGGCCGCACTTTTATCTGTGCCCGCGCTACAAACCCTCCAGCTTGCGTCGCGGGTCCGGCCTGCGGCGTGAATCGAAGAAGCAAGCCGCCCGGCGACGCAAGCTCGCCGCGCTGCGGAAGCAGATGGTCGAGGGCGGCGCCACCCAGTGCGTAGTGCAGTGGCCCGGCGTCTGCACGGGAGCCCACCAGGGTTTCCATCACCTACAGAAGAAATCGGCCGGCGGCGGCGATGAGGCCAGCAACCTTGTCCTCTGCTGCAACGCCTGTAATACAGCCATCGAGGACCATCCCGCAGAAGCACGCGAACGAGGATGGGTCATCCGTGCTTGAGGGCGTGCTGCACCTAACCAGCGTCGAGGTGATCGTGGAGACGCGCCGGGCTGAAAATCGAATTCGCGAGGAGATGAGTCAGCTCAGGAGGGACTACCAGGAGTTGGATCTGCGCTCATCTGCGATCGAGCGACCCGGCGAGTACCCGCGGCTCATCTCGATCTGGGACAAGAACCGCCCGGTGACAATCACCGACCTGATCGCGGCCACCAACTTGCTCTATAAGGAGGGAGCCCCCGATCAGGAGCCCGAAAACGCCTCAAACGCTCCAGGATCGACGTGACGGCGTTTTTTCGACCCCCCCGGTACGCTGGCCTAGGGGTGGTGGTCGCGTTTGCCCTGTTTTGCGGTGCGGCCAGCACTAATACCGCCCGCGCGGACGCCCCCTTGTCCATGATCCGGCAAGTCGCCACGATCTACGCCGCGCCGACCCCGGCCGGTAACCCCTTCGACCACATTCTGACCGAGGTGGTGCGCCAGAACGGCTACGCGGGCCACTGGCGCTGGAACGACATGCAGCCCGATCAGCCAGTGCGGTGGGAAGGGGCCTCAGTCCAGACCGTGCTGCGCGCCGTGATGCGCTGTGAGTCTCGGTTCGACCCGTGGGCAATCGGCGACAAGGGCAAAAGCCGGGGGCTGTGGCAGATCCACCGCGGCTACAACCCGACGGTGACGGATGAGGAAGCCTTCGGCGTCCGGTCGTCGACCCGGTGGGCTGTGCAACGGATTCTGCGGGGCGAGGGATATAAGTGGTCGTGCTTTAGGAGAATGCAATAATCGTGAAAGGAAATTCTATGAAATTGGAACTACGGCGAGTAAAGGGTGCAATCCTCTTCCTTGCCTTCATCGCCACGGTCTACGGCGCAAACTGGTCCCTGACCGAGTTTGGTTTCGTGTCGGTTGGCTTTGGGCTGCTTGCCCCTGCCGGGGTGTTCTTCGCCGGGTTGGCATTTACTTGCCGTGACCTACTGCATGAAACAGCCGGCCGGATGTGGGTGCTTACCGCCATCCTGATCGGGGCACTGCTGTCGTGGTCACTTGAGGATGCAGGCCGGATCGCCTTGGCCTCTGGTGTCGCCTTTGGGATAAGCGAACTCGCAGACTTGAGCATTTACGAACCCCTGCGTCGGCGCGGATGGCTTCGGGCTGTGCTTGCATCCAATGTGGTCGGATTCACCCTGGACTCCATTCTCTTTCTCTGGATTGCCTTTGGGTCACTCGCTTACATCGAGGGGCAACTCCTCGGCAAGGGGTACATGACACTCGCCGCAATCGCTGCACTCTGGAGCATCCATGCTGTATCTGTCCGGGTGCGTGCGGCCTGAGTTCCGTCACCCAAATCTCGGGTTCATGCTGGGTCCGAATCAAGGGAACAAAATTCCCCCTGATCGATTGTGGGCTGCCGACAACGGTGCGTTTTCAACCGCGACCCCCTTTTCATGGGATCGGTTTGAGCATTGGCTAATGCAGAAGTTGGAAATCGCTGGCGAGCAATGTCTTTTTGTCGTCTGTCCAGATGTGCCCTTTGATGCCGGTGCGACGTTAGAACGATGGAAGAAATATCACTCCCGCATGACGCAGTTCAATCGTCCAGTGGCCTTCGTCACCCAAGATGGGATGACCATAGAAGACATTCCGTGGTCCGATTTTGAAACGCTGTTCATTGGCGGAGCGACGGAATGGGCGCCACCCACACGCATACGGTCAGGGCCGGGATCTGGGCCGTTCGTATCGGAAGCGCGCCGCCGAGGGAAGTGGGTTCACTTCGGACGTGTCAATTCCCTCCGCCGGCTGCGTGCCGTCGCATCAATGGGCGGAGACTCGGCTGACGGGACGTTCCTCAAATACGGCCCTGACAAAAACTGGCCGCGACTTCACCACTGGTTAGATTCCCTTGAAACCCAGCCCTCGCTACTACTCCCCCACCCATGATTGAGGAGACTCTATGAAAGACCCTGCAAACGTGCGCCGCGGCCGGCTGTCGAAGCAAAGAAGCAAAGCATACGAACGCGAGTGGGCCAAGGCGCTGGGCACGACACGCATCACCGACTCTCGTGGGACGCGTCAGCCGGACATCCGCGTCGGCCCTTGGGATGTCGAGGTCAAGTCACGCAAAGGCCACAAGAACCTCGTCGGCCTGATGGATGAAGCGGTCGCCAAGGCGAAGAAGGGTCAGACACCAGTCCTCGGGCTAGAGATCCG